CGCTCATGCACATAAGTTTTAGGAGGATTCAGCTCCCACAGCTGAGACATCCAGGACAAATAGTCTTCAAGGAGTTCCTTCGGCACGCTTGCCACGCCATCGTCTCCATTGACGAAGAAACGTGGTTCAAGACCGTGCTTACGGAACCAAGCGATCTTAGCCGCCCCATGTATCAAACACAGGATCGGGAATGATCGCCTATCGCCCATGGCCTGACCGTTAGCCTGCTGTACAAAGAAACCGCCATCCTGCATCTGATATTCCAAGAGTCCCGTCCAACATACCTCAAATAGTTTTCTAACTTGTTTGGGTACCTTAGACAGGACACAGGAGATCGTCAGATTAGGATGGATGGAGTCTGTAGCAGCCGAACCATCATCCGATACAATCACGCGGCCTGGTCCTGCCAGAGTCTTAAAGACTACTGGTTGCCAGTCTTTGCCGCATAATAGCCAATTAAATTTGGCCATGTATCGCATGAGGGTTCGTTGGAAATCGGCCCAGAGCGGAGATTCGAAAGGCTCATGTTTTGTTATCACACGGACCTTCAATGGTTCGGGGATAGCAACAACTTGACGTCTGAAAGGCGGTTCAGGAACCCCTATCTCTAAGAGCTCCCGATAAGTAGGAAACTTGAGGCCCTCCTCAATCACGAGGCGCTTCTGGCCAATTGGCCCAGCTAGCCCGTAATTAAGTCCGGTCCCAAGTTTCTTTTCCCACCATCCATACGTACCACCCTTTCGGATGGAACTCCCCACACAAGAACGAAGGGAGAAATCACGGACACGTCTGTCCAGGTCCAACTTCCACGAGAAACCGCGGAGGAGGACATCTGACTCGCGCACGACGAGATGGTAGAGTTCATCAGATTGATAAACTTCTTTCCGGCTCATACGTGCGGCGTGCTTATTGAGGTTAAGATCGATAAAATCGTCAGGGACCTTGTCAGCAACCCTTTTGAGTTGAAGCAAGGTATTGACGAAACCGACCTTTCTCTGCGATAAGCGCGTTCTCAACCACCTAAGGAGCGACCTTCTGCTGCGACCCTTAAAGGGGAACATCCGGTAGGCATCCTTGGATAGGAGAACCGAGGCAGGGGATGCTATCAAGTTTTTAAGGCTCTTGATAGCATTCTCGAGACTCGACGTGTCCAAAAAGCTGAGGTCGACATCGGTACCGTCGACCGGCACTTTATAAAG